TTGCTGGTGCCGCGAATATGGCCCAGGCCAAAAGCTCCAGCTATCGCTGAAATCACCAACGCGAACAGCCCGATTATTGTCTCGATACCCACATTCACCTCACACCAGAACTGATTTCGCCAGGTTAAACAGCGCGCGGCGTTTATCCAGCCCGTTACGGCCGCCATTGATTAACAGTGTCACGCGCTCCACGTCGCCGGAATGAAGCAGGCAGCCGCGGGTCGCATAGAACCATGCAGCAGAACGCGCAGCATATTCATCTTTTTCAAGCAGTTCTGGATGGGTGACAAGGTCAAGTTTTAGAGCATGGCCACAACTGCGGTAGTTGCTCAGGCCGGTAACCTGTTTCAGCCCACGACCGCGATATTTCCAGCCATCACCGGCAACCTGATTGCCAAGGTGTTCTTTTCCCCACTCACCACCGTATACCAGATTGGCGATCGCTTTCTGGTTTGCCGGTTGCGTTGCCGTTCTGCCAAGTGCGGCGGCCTGTTGTTGCGTGATGCGGTGGCTGCCGAACGTCGGTACCAGGTTTTCAACCGCGTAATTCAGGCTCTCCACCAGCCGGGTAAATCTTGTGCTTTCATGCCCCATCTGGGCAATAAACATCGCCTGATCAAGCGGTGCGGTTATGCCGTATTCCTTCATAGCGGCGTCGATATGCGGAAACCAGCGTGCAGCTAACCCGGCGCTGATACCAGCCGCCTTCTGAAATTGTGCTTTGTCCATTAGTGCCTCAGATGATCAACCAGACGTGCAACGTTGCCTTTGACGGCCACCAGCACTGAAAGGAATATGATATTGGCCGCAATGGTGGCCCATGATGAATGCGGGTAAATCCCACACAGGTACGCCAGCGGTACAGCGCTGTAGGTGACGGTAATCAGCCAGGCTAAACGCGAAATCCATGGCCGATGCCGCGAATCACCACGGCGATAAAACATCAGAGTAATCACAACTCCGGCGCAGAGCAGCGCGTTGATAGTTGCTGTTGGGTCATTTAGTACCACCTGAACCTCCCCGGCGCGTTATCAGCGCCACCAGCGAGCCGATGTCCTGCTTGTTCAGGAACGTAAGGATTTGAACGGCTAACGCAGAAGCTATTACGGCACCGATAGCATCCAGTGGCTTCTCGGTGTACCCCGTCCAGGATGTGAGTTTTGAACCCAACAGCCCGGAACAAAGAATGCCGACGATATACGACACGAAGAAGTATGCCAGTCGACGTAACACACTCAGGTCAGCCGCTGTCGCTATGTAAAATACGGCGCCCGCAAATGCACCAAAAACAACACCGTAGTCAGTTCCGGTCAATAGACCGTAAACACTGGCTCCAGTCAAAGCTAAACCGGCCAGCCCCGTGCCGGAAAATGGATCGGACATCGGTCCCCCTCATATTGCAGTGAATCCTCTCAGTAAATTTGAGGGGAAATAAAAAAGGCCGCCCTGAGGCAGCCTGTATTCTTCGAATTATGTTCATAAAGGTGGGGATATGGGTCCTTCCAGAACGACCGCTTCACCGTTATGGCAAAGATCGTAGCCACGAGTTAGATGCCAGACGCCTCTGATTATTTTTCCTGTAACCATATCTTCAGTTTTACCGTGCGAAAAGTAGGCGATCTGGACACAGTCATTGTGTCTAATCCAATAATATCCCTCTTTCATAATTCACCTCTTAAATTGTTTTATTTAGAAGTGTATATGACGATTCAGAACCTGGTGGTCGACAAAACGTTTTTTTGAGGATGTGGCGCCGGGTGCCTCCCGGTGACTTATCTCTGGTCGTCAAAGTCGCGTGCATACCTGCACATAGCAGTTAACCAGACGCCCCATCGCTTAGATGGGATTCACCACATTCATAACTAAAACAAGAAACATTCATCTGGTCAATGGATGATTAATAAATGAAAAAAAAGCCTGCTCGGAAAAGCAGGCATAAATAGCTAAGTTGGCAATAACTGAGGGAGTGGTGCCGGGTGCCTCCCGGTGGAAATGATCACAGCATTCATTTCCGCGCGCTGGTTGGACATTCTGGAGAAATGTCCTGCTGAATCGCCCCTCCGCTTAGGGGGATCCACCACAAAAATGCTTTCAGAATACATCCATTCCGCAGGATGCTTTAGAAGCATATGCATGAGTTGGAAAATTCACAACGCAATCAGACAAATATATTCATTAAGGGTTACCGGAATTGGGCCTTCAATGTTTTCGGCCTCTACGTTATGACATTGTAATCGCCTTGCGTTAGAAATACTGAAAATCGATTGAAGAGCGACGATATGACAGGGGTACTGGTGCAATGCACCTTCGCGAATACCCCTGTATCGCCGGATAACAAAAAACCCCGGCTGGCGGGGTTTAAGTTCTTTCAAATTGTCGCTTTACATTGCTGCCATCGTGGCGCAGCCCTGCCAAGCATGAATAGATTATCTGATTTTCTGGCCCATTTTCAATACTTCATTGCACCAATAGCACTTTTTGCTAAATCACGATTATCATGAATTTTCTTTCAGGGAATTCCGCGCTGACAAAAAAACCTTTGCCCTGAATATTTCCAGGCACCAGCGCACCCGCTTTCTGGCCTCTGATTCAGTCAGCCATGGCGCGAGATTCTGAAGATCTCTGGTTATATCAGAGATTTTTTTTCGGGTGGTGTAATACTGGTTCCCTACAATGTAAACCGGATCCTTCATATCGAACGCCTGAAGCACAGCTCCTTCCACAAACTCGGCGTCATCGCTATTCATCGCCTCGGCAATTACACTGACAGGCGGTTCGGGCCACAGGATCGAACGAGCACGTCTCAACGCCTGCTCACCACGGAACCCTTCTTCCCTTGCCTGGTTCAACGCTGCGGTAAAACGCTCGAGCGCTTTATCAGACCAGTTCTTTCCCCTGAGGACATTCCAGCACGAATGCCCGCAAGGTTTTGCCGGGGCCGTACCTCCACGAACATTTTCGCCCCAGATCGTAAGGAGAGATTTAATCCACCCAGACTGAACATTTGTAAGCAAAATGCTTTTCCCCAGCCAGCTCTTGCGTGGTGCCATTGCGGTTTTACCCAGCCCTTCTAAATACTGGCGTTTCTGGCGTGGCGTCATTTCATGTCCTCGATAATTATCATGCCGGTTTTGCCCCATACTTTTGATGTCCGGGCGTCCCAAATATGGGAGTCATCCTCGAACAGTGCGTCCAGAAGCGATTTTGTGAGATTGTCCAGATCTGGCTTTACCTGGTGCGGCTGCCCGTCCATAGCTGCGCGTTTTTTCTTGCTCCAGCTCTCAGGCATCGGTAAAACAAAAGTGATATGGGCACCGTTCTCCGGCACCTGAATGTCATGCAGGCGGGCCTCGTCACAAAACATGCGATATCGCATCACTGGCGGCCGCTGTTTCCATTTATCACGGCGTGTCATGCGGGGTTTACCAACAGGGGTGATGATGTATTTAGGCATGCAGCGCCTCCTCTATGCGGGAACCAATCCAGCGCATAACCGGTACCGCCATTGAATTGCCGATTGCTTTATAGCGCGGGCCATCGGCAGCCAGTCGGTAAGCCTGTTCTGCTTTCAGTTCTGGTTGGTGGTGGCGCAGATAAGCATATTCTTCAGCCGTGATCTGCTTGCGTTTTTGTGTCGGGATTAGAGTGTGGTTATCGGGGAATCCCTGCAAGCGTTCGCACTCTACAGGAGTCAGGCGGCGAACAGCCATGTTCTGCATAATTGCTGGTGACTGATTGCTCCCACTGTTCGCACTTGTCAATGTTGGGGCTTGTTCGGCGGCATATCCTATGCCGTGAGCTTTTGCACCCTGCCCCGCCTTAAAGCCATATGCAACGCCGTGACAGTCAGCAACGGTCAGGCATGGGGACACTTCGTGCATAGGATCTGTTGCATCTCCACCGTTTTGTGGAGCGCGGCCTATCCAGTTACCTGGAATGCCATACGCTATTGCAGGTGGCGATCCTGCGTTTTGATTGCTGCTGGTGCTGTTCCCGGCTCGCAATGTTGGTGAAAGCTCTGAAGCTGCATCATGCCCACTGTCTTTTGAACTGAATGCGATAACAGAATTTTCCTGTCCGTGATTACGTCCAAGGGTGTGAGCCTTATCTTTTAGCGTGCAAGGATCCTGTGTTCCGTGAATGGCATAGGTTTGAAGAGTCTCATCCATGCTGTCATTGGATTTACCCAGCAACGTCCTGCTGACGTCTGAATAAGTCACAGCTAAATCGGTCGCATCTTTGTGATCGCGAGCTTTTACTGTTGATGCTGTCTCGTCGCTTACGTAATCGCCGAAAGCTCGCATGCGGAATGCCCCAACGATCCCACTGCCGCGCTGACTGAATAATTCCTGATTACTCGCTCCGATCCCGCCAGTATTGAATGACTGATTCAGCGTTGGATGTGGATTATGTTCTCCATCCCAGTGACTACCGTTAGTAAGGCGATAGCCAGCATCCGGGGCAACGATTTGCCTCGTTTTTCTGCTCGGCGGAGAATTCCGGCGCATGCCTTCGGACTCAAAAAGAATTTTTGCGGGATCGATATCCCCTCGAGCTGTTGCGACAACAAACACACGTCTGCGTCGTTGGGCCACTCCGAAAAATTGAGCGTCGAGCACTCGCCAGGCAATAGCTCTTTCTGGTCCCAGCACATAACCAGCGTTTGACCATCGCTTCCCTGGTGATTCCAGCGCGCAGCTTTCGCCGGCAAGCCCTCCAAGAAAACATCCGAAAGCATTATCTTTGCTGCTGAATACGCCGGGTACATTTTCCCAGACGACGATGACGGGTGGTTTTCCCTGCTCTGTGCGTTTTTCATCGATAGCATTTACCAGTTCAACAAAAGCCAAAGTTAACTGGCCGCGCTCGTCAGCCAGCCCATTACGTAAACCCGCAACGCTGAACGCCTGGCAAGGGGTTCCCCCTACCAGTACATCGGGCGCTTCAATTTTTCCGGCGCGGATTGCCGCGGCGATTTTGGTCATGTCACCCAGATTGGTGACGTCCGGCCAGCGAAACGCCAGCACAGCGGAGGGGAATTTCTCTATCTCTGCGAACCATGCTGGCTGCCAGCCAAGACAATGCCACGCCACGCTGGCGGCCTCGATGCCGCTGCACACTGAGCCGTAACTGACTGGGTTATACATTGGCATGCTCCCCCAGCAAATAGAGCACCTGCACCAGAAGCTCAGCTTCAGTGCCGTACTTCATTTCCCAGGCGCGGCGGCCAGCATGAATCGCCACACCGTAACCGCCATTGCGATGGTGTGTATGGCAAAGGGGAATTGATTTTCGATGGTCAGCACGTTGGCTTGTGCCCTGCCCTGTCCGGATATGGTGGATTTCCGCAGGCGTTTCGCCAAGGTTTAGATTTTTACACACGATACAGCCGAGCTCGGCCACACGCGCAAGATGGATGCGGTCTGCTTTTTTCATGCCGGACCACCAGCATAAGCAGAGGAACCGCGCAGGAATGGACGGTCCAGGTAAAGCGAGGTATTTTTTTGCGCCATCACTATTCTCCGGTGATGGTGCGACAGGTGCTGGTTGTTCAGGCCAGCTTGATTATTATAAATCAGTTGTCAGGGTTGCGGAAGCGCTCAAGGCATTGTCGCAGTGCTTCTCGGGTAATGAGTATTGCTTCAGCAGGCACCGGGATCACAATAAAGGAGCCATCCTCCTGGCTTACTACCTCATAACGTCCAGCAGGGCGAACGGCAGCGATTAATTCTTGCTCATTCATAACGAAAAATCCTATTCATTTCAGTCATCCCCGACAGATCGGGGTCGGCCCTTTTTCCCCTGCGCGCTGAACGTAACTTAAGCAGTACCCCTACTGAAGGTCTAATAGGTTAGAAAGATCAATTAACCGTAATTGACCTGTCTAACCGATCGGCTCTAATGCACAGGATTAATGGAGCTCATATCACCGGCAAGAGGTCATTATCGGCTACACGGTTCAGGAAGAACGTCACTACCCCAAGCACATTCGCGTCATCCAGTGAATCGCCTTCGATGGCCTCCCCATCCTGTGTGATAAGTGCTTTTCCCTGAACAGAAGCGAAGTCCCAGCTTCCGCAGAAAGAGATCAAAACCGTGTCACCCGCCTTCGGTCTTTTGGCAACATTTATAATTGCGTATCCGGCTGAAGTTTCGATAGTCCGGCAATTACCGTCGTAGCCGCAAAGTCTGCCGACGGTGAGCGTTGATTCTGCATAGTCTTTTGCTGGTGATGGAAAACCCATGATAACCCCCCCTGTAAAGACACTGTATATTTATACAGTAACACCAAAAAAATGAGGGTCAAGAATTTGGGCGTAAAAAACCCGCCGAAGCGGGTAAGTGATTAATCAATAATCAATTCTTCTCCAAACCAGCACCATCAGCACGATAAAAACCATCAGCCAGACTGCGCCTGATATCAGCTCCATCAGGTACACTTTTTCACCTCATCCTGCGGCGCTGCTTTGATATGCAGTCGCGGCTCGCCGTCTTTCGGCTCTGGCCACTGGCGCGCCATATTCACCTTCAGCTTTTCTTCCATCGCTGCTGTAATTTCACCATCGCTGATACCGGCGCGGCGCTGTGCATCCCATAACAAGAACTGCATGTCAGCCCACTCACTGAGATCATCAGGTTCCTCTGCTGCTTCGAGTGCCTCTTTCGACAGATGCTTGAGCGGGCCGACAGGACCAACATCACCGAACGTGGCCTGTGACCATTCAGCATGGCGCTGACGGATTAAATTGCGCAATTGCAAAGATGAACTGGTTTCTTCCGGCAACTTGTAAGCCGTCGTAACATGTTCGCCCCCCTGAAGCATGGCGGCGCGGCAGGCGTTCCAGATTTTCTGTGCCAATAATTTATCGCCAATGTTATGCGCCAGCAGGCTGACAATCTGACCTGCCAGGCCTTTTGGCATTTCCTCCGGCAACATCGGCGCTGGCGAGGCGGTGTATAGTTTGATAACACGATGCGGGTCTGCGTTCGGCGTAATAGGGTTTGCTGTAAACAGGTAGCCGCAGCCGTATTTCTCAACATCACGCAATTCTTGCTCGTCAGTCCACGCTACAGGATCAGCCATCAGAGACGCCAGAGCCCGTTTCATCGCCTCAAGCGCCATAGCGGCATCTTCGTTTACAGCGCCGGGCGTCGCATCGCGCTCTTCTTCAAGCTCTGCTATGGTCTGCTTTAGCCAAGCTTTTAGGGTAGTGCTCATTGTGCCGACTCCTCAAACAAAACATCACCACCAACTCCGCCGACCTGATAAAGCACAGACCCATCTTCACGGTATTCTATCGGCGCGGCGCTCCATTCCTCTCCGTCCAGTTCATCATCATCCCCGATCAGAACAAAACCGCCGGCAACAACACGGGCTGGGTACATTTCGCCCTCAGTCCACCAGCCTTCAGTGTCTTTGATGCATTTGAGAAATAACAAATTGCTCATTTTCCCTCCACCAACTCTTTCCATTTTTTTTCAAGAACCTGACGGGCAGCAGCCTCACCACCAGGCGGGAAGGAAAATCCCGCACGGTGCCCTGTGCATCCGTTCGAGCAACGGATTTCTGCTGATCCCCAGTTAATTCCCCTGCTACGGATTTTTATAGATGGCGCCATCCCGCATCGCGGACAGACAGGCAAATTACTCATGGCTCATACCTTCCAGAAGATGTTTGTGGCGACGCAGCTCGCGAACGGCAGCCTGAAGACGTTGAAGGTTCGACAGCTTCGCTTTTGTGCGGCGGATCTCGTTCGAGATATAACGGGACGACGGAATAATCAGGTCATCAGGACGGCTAACGAACGCCGGGATATCCCTAATAATTTCATCGAGGGATTTGTTGTCCGGCGCTGATGCTAACTTGACGTCGAGTGCAGCGGCATCCGGCTGCTCTGGTTTTATTTTCGACTCACCCGCCAGGCTCCAGGTGATGTTTTTCCCATCCACATGGCGCATAACCAGACCGTCTTTGTACATTGCACCCAGCGATGCATTCAGGGCTCGCGGGCTTTTACCCAGCTTCTCAGCTACCTGATTGGAGCTCATGGCCCCCTGCCCCTGCATTGCTGACAACACCCTCTCAACCAGAGGTGATACCGGCTTTGGTCTGATGCGCTTCGGCTTCCGCTCCTTCGCGGTACCGACCGACCATGATCCATCATAGAAATCGCACAACCCTTCCTCCTTCTGCTCGCGCAGCATTTTCAGAGCCTCTACGGGTTCGATATCCAGGCGTGCCGCTACATCGAGATAGGTTGCTTTGCCCATTGCTTTCAATGCGTCGATTACTGATTCCATTATTTCTCCTCAAGATTCACTTAACAGGTCTCAAGTGGCTAACGTTTCCGCGATAGCTCTCCCAGTCAAAATTCACCCAAATGCCGTTGTCCATGCGCAGGCGATCGATAACCCTTGCGCCAAGGGTTTCTACCAGCGCGTCGTAATTAAGATTGGTCAGCACACCCACTGGCCGCATGGCCGCTAGACGGCGATCAATAATCTGGTTCAACAAAACTTTCTCGCCGCGGCTGTCTCGCTGAATACCAACTTCATCAAGCACCAATAAATCCACTTTGCAGAGGTCATCCAGCAGCGCGGCTTCGGACTGTCCTTCGTCGTAGCAGGCCCGGGCGCGCAGGGTCAGATCGGGCACCGTCACGATCAGAACCGTTCGCCCCTGCTTCAGCAGATAATTGCCGATGGCCGCTGAAAGGTGGTTTTTGCCGGTGCCCGGTTTTCCGGCGAAGACAAAACTGGCAAAGCCCGAGCCAAAATTCTGCGCATAGCTCTTTGCCATACTCAGCGCATGACGCTGTTCGTCGCTGTTCACGGTGTAATTCGCGAAGCTACAGCTGCGGTGCAGGTCCTGGATCCCGGATCGCCCGAAAATTTTCTCTGCACGCGCCTGCTGGTTGAGCTTGTCTACCTCCGCAGCGCGTTTTTGCCCTTCCTCACGCTGCCAGGCCATCAACTCTTCGGCGCTTTTAAATTTGGGTTCAATGCCAGCCGGAATAACACGGCGAAGGCGATCGAAAATAGAACCTGCGTTTTGCATGCTTACCCCCTGAATCCTGGCGGAACGGTGTTATCGGGACGGGAGATCTGATTGATATCCCGTCCACCAGCCTGGTAATGCCCTGTGCCCGGCGCCGACAGGCGGATAATCAGGTCCTCCCATTTTTCGCGCAGTTTGGCGGGGCATTTGACCTGGCGAACCCAGAACTTATCGCTCTGGACGCGCTTGAACATTTCACAAATTTGCTTGTGGCTACGGCCATCAAGGGTGCGCATCAGACGCACGTCATTCGCCCAGACGGTCCAGTTCGGCTCTTTCGGGCGAACGATTTCGCCGTCAAAGGTTGCGGCCTCCTCATAGAGTTTCAGCACGCGCTTCCAAATCCATTGCGCACAGGTCAAATCTTCCCGGCTCCCCCACTGACGTTTCGCAGGGCTGCAAACCACTGCTTCCGGGTGGCGCTTCAAAAACTCGGTTTTTGTCAATTTTCCGTCCGACGGCGAAGCGTCCGGACAAGAAAGATTTTCTGGTTCTTTGACTGGTTCAAAAGAGTGACTGATTCTGGGTGAATCTCCTTCACTACCCCCTGGTGAATGTGGTGCACCATCTGGTGAATCTCCTGCACTAGCCCCTGGTGAACTTGCTTCACTACCCTGGTGAATCTCATTCACTACCCTCGAACTGGCGTTTGCACCGGTCAGGGTTAATCGATAGAAATTGCTGCCATTGCCTTTCGGCCCCGATCTGGTCTCTTTTCGCATCAGTCCAGACTCGCAAAGCGCGGCAACATGATTCATGACGGAACGACGGCTGATCTCACACTGATCAGCGATATGCTGATAGCTCGGCCAGCACTCGCCCTGGTCACTTGCGTTATCGGCCAGTTTAAGTAGGACCAGCTTGCGAAGCGGGTTGCCTACCTTGACCTTCATCGCTTGGACCATCAGTTCCATGCTCATAGAACACCTCGACACAACTGAACTAAGCTGCGTTCGAACAAGTCGAAACCAGCTTCACTTTGACGCCTACCAGCTGCGCCAGCGCGTCGATCGCTTCCAGTGTCTCTCGCCGGATTACCGGTTTCGGTTTGCCCGTGAAGACCGCATTGGTGGCTTCGATGCACTCTTTGTTAACCCTGGCCGCCCGGTAATGCATGCAGTCTTTCTGTGCCAGTTCGTTATCAATGGCGGTACGGATGGCGTAGCTCAGGGCTTCCGCCTGTTTCAGGTAGTTAGGCGTATCGTTACGGAATGCACGCTGAATAATCTGCTTGTTGTTGTGCAGCCTGCGTGCGTACTCGTCCGGATCCGAAACGTCATCCAGTGACTGAAGCAGATCGCCAAAGTGATGCGGGGTTATCAGCTGCGTAACTGTCTTCCAGCCCTTTTCCTGCGCCCAGGACTCCAGCTCACATGCCAGTTTTTTGATTTCCATCATTCAGACTCCCTCTGCGCACGTGGGATATCCTGAACAGGAATTCCGCTGGTAGGGGTTGGATGCAAATCCGGACGTAACTCATGCGGGGTGACAGTCCAGCCGCCAAATTCACAGAGCTTAATCACTCGCTCACTTGGAACTCGGTTTCGGATAATCCAGTTTGCTACTGACTGTGAGGACTTAAAGTTGAATTTACGGGCGACGGCCGAAACAGAACCAATCGACCTCACAGCCTTCTCCGTAATGTTCTTGTATGAAGTAGTCATCGTGTTCTCCTGAATGAGTCGATGACTGCAATATACTACATAAAGTAGAAAATACAACTACGAAAAATAGAAATGACTATGAACGCGCCGTGTCTTACTCTTCTACCTATGGTAGAAAAAGCGAATAAACATCAGGATTTCGCGAACCGGCTGACAGAAGAAATGCGCAAACAGCGCCGTTCTGTGAAGGATTTAAGCCAGGCTTGCGATGTCACATACGAAATGGCTCGTCGTTATACGCTGGGCACGGCTAAGCCACGCGATGAGAAACTGCAAAAGATAGCTGACTGGCTAAATGTCCAAGCGGCATGGCTTGACTACGGGGAAGGTGAAAGTGCGCCTACTAAGCTTCCAGAAACTGAGTTTATGGGCTTCCCCGCGACAGAATCCGACACTGGCAGCGATGGGGAATTCAGTGATTTAAGCGAAGACGAAAAGCGGCTGGTCCGAGTCTATCGGCAGTTCCCAAGTGCTGAAGCCAAGAACATGCTACTGGCTTTCGAAATGCGGTATAAACAGCTATATGAATTCTTTCTGAAGTACGCCAACACCCCGCAGAAGTAAAAAAATCCCTAAGAACCCGGCACATGCCGGGTTTTTTTACGCCTTCACTCACCACACAAAGTAGCAAATACCTCTTGAGTTTCTACTTTTAGTGTTGACACATCTACTTTATGTTGTATTCTCTACTCATCGAAGCACAACAGGTGCGACAGGTAAACGTTCCGCCTACCCGGCGATAAGGGTAAACAGAGCGAACAGGCAGGATGCCCACGAAGTAGCCGCCGGTGGCGTATGAATGACCGGATGATTCGCAAAGATAGGTTCAGCAGTAGGTGTGAGAGGAAAACATGTCAAAACAACATTTAGGTTTAGCAGTTCGGTATGCGAATGCTGGCCTTGTAACGGAGTTAGCAATTAAAGCGCAGGAAATGGCTAGTTCACTGCGTGGAGATATCGATCATCTTAAAGATACAATGCTGGCTGCTGATGCAGGAATTGGTATTGATTTTGATTAATTGACCGCGTTATTCAACCACCTTTCTGACGCTGAAGAATTGCTTGTTCGTTGCGAAAGGGCTGGCAGAAACATTAGCCAGGAGATGCGTAAAACACTGACTGAACTTGCTTAAACCTCGCAGAAAAGTTGTCTGCAACATGGAAGCGCATTCCACCCTTTCACTAATGGGGATTGGTTTGTTAGCTGGCGGAGTGTGCTTCCAGTTGTGGACAATCGAAAATTGTTGATGGCTATTAATAACCTTCATAGGGGATTCATTATGACAGACTTTAATCGTCAACCATCACGGCAACAGGCAGTCCGCCTTAACTGGTTTGAAATAAAACTTCGACAACTTTGTTATTTGCTGGCTCAGAAAGGCAACCCTGAACTCTGAATTTTTACGCGTCAAAGCTGACGCCGTAATCCGACAGATATTTAATTGCAATCAGTTAGAAATCGATGCCTTAAACGGCAGGGGTTTTCACACCTTAAATTAAGGATCATGAAATGAAATCAACTATTACTACCGTAGAATTGAGCTTGGCAACCGTAAATAAAGACTTTGCCACATTTAATGTTAATGGTGCTATTTCAGGCGTGGTTCATTTGCCATCCACTGGCCCTGTAACCGTTGTGCTTGACGGTGGGTACGTGCTCGGAAAGTTTCATTGTCCGGCTTGTGCTGTAAAGGACATTAGCTTGCTGTCTGCGAGTTTTGCAGAAGCACAGAACGTCTGCGGCATGTCTTATTACGACCACAAGCGCCAATATCTTAACTGATATGGATGACAACACCTGCTATTGCGCTGTTTGCTGTCACGAATATAAAAAATCGGAAATGCATGAAAGGAAAACAGACATATATCCCTTCAGGCGCACGATTTATTTATGTGAGCAATGCAATGAAAAAAGAGAAAGGCGTAACGCGTTAAAAAATGCTAAACGCGTTACTCGCAAATCATTTCAGTCAACTTCATTTTTTAAATATTAAGCGAGGTCATTATGGCTGTTGAGTTAAAAGTATTTGGTGGTGCTTACTTCCCAAAAGATAAAGCATTAAAAAAACACCCTGATTTAAAACCACTTGCCATCGCGGTAAACGCGTCCACAAAAGCCATCGCTGAAGCTGTTATTTTCGGTAAGCTGGCGGCTGAACATCCTGAACATATTGATGATTTCTTTAAGGTGAAAATCTGGGAGCACCGTGAAGATTTACCCTGTCCGGAGCTGGATGCATTCTCTACTGATTTTTTTAGCACGGTCGCCGTCTGGAATGTAAACGAAGGTGAACCAGCTGCGGCCCCCCAATCAGAAACTGATGAAAAAGCCGATCGGGAAGACAACCAGGCAAAGGAAGAAGTTAAAACCGTTGCGCGGCTCGACCAGACATCCCGGGCAGCTTGCCTGGCACTGTTCGGCCCGGTTCCTGGAATCACTGAGGCGCAGTACGGCCAGATTGTAGACCTGGTTAATGATGATGCTGGAAGCTTTACCCGTGAACTGACAGAAGCACTGACGAAAGAACCCCGCGCTCTGTCGCTGGCGCCGGAACGCCAGGAGCAATTACTGGCCTGGGTACGAGAGAACACAAAAGAATCATCACAATGGCCTGACATTAAAAAGCAGATCGCCAAGTGGCTCGACACGCCAGTAGATAAGCGCCCACAAGCTACCACCATCTCCGAAGAAAGCCACACAGACTCGGGCGCCACTCTTGGAGGCGGCAACAAGACCGACCGTAGCCCTGATCTGGTTCATAACCTTTCGACACTGCGTATCGAAGTAGCGGTTGCAATTCTGAGCATGTACGACGAGATCGACATTTACTGGATCCCTAACAGATTCATGATGGCCGCGAAAGGAATGGCAGAAGCAGCGCAGGATCCCCAGTTCACTGCATGGTGGGCACAACTGCGCGGCACACCTGGCATTCTGGACTATTCCCGCGCGGCCATAATCGCCCTGATCAAATCTGCGCCTGAGGACCTCTGGCTAAACCCGATCAAATTACGTGAGTACATCAATCGCGAACTGGTTGAATCGAATCATGCGAAGCCAGATCAGAAAATCATAGATATTGCATGCAAAGCGAAACCCCGCGTTATCCCGGAGGAAAAGACAGATGATAAAGCCCAACCGTCAATACAGAGCAAAACTCTGCCACCAGCAGTTTGCCCGGGAAAAGCTGCGCAGTTCGATAAAGATCTTAAAGAGGCATTCACACAGAATGCAGAGCCAGCGCCGCAGGCCAACGAGCAGCCGCGCGTAGAGAACCTGGGCGATGGTATCTTTTCAGTTGATACTTTGATCAACACCTCAAATGAGGTCGAAAAAGAAGAAATACCACCAGCATTAAGTGCCCGCGAAACTGAAATTGCTCAGGC